TGCTTTTTAATAATGGTTCTTCCTTTGATTTTCTTTATTGAAATAATTCTATAAAGCATTTTTGTTCGCCCATTTCCTAGTACAAAACCCCCTTTATAAGCTTGTATTGCCGCCCTTAAAAATTTCTGTTTCTTAGACTTGCCAGATATTGTATTTGAATTGACAATGTTTTTAACTCTTGAAAGCCTATTTACTGGACGGACGGCCTTTGCTTTACTTCCGCCTGTTCTTGCATCATCAGTTGGAATAAAAGAACGCCCTTTTATTGACCCTCCATACTCCTGTTGTTCAAGGTCTTTAACCGCTTGTCCATTACCAATGAACCCAACAGTTGATTTCATAGAACTAAGGTTAAATCCCTGCGCCATTTCAACTCTGCTAGTGGCTTTAAAAAAGTTCTTACGTCTATTAACAAAAGACCTTTCAGCACTTTGAGGCATAGTGTTCGTTTTAATATCGAAAGCCGCTTTGTTTAATGTGCCACGCACAGCAACAGGAAAAGCCGATCTATGCAGCTTTTCTAGTTTATTAGTGAATACCACTAGATTGTCCGTGTTAACATTTAATATCATGCTTCGTAGATAATAGTGATGAATTGCGTTTATTAATTATTCAACATAAGTAACTGTTATCCATCCTCTATTGTATGATGTTGAATCAAATGATGATGTATCAAATGAGCCTGTACGAGATAATGTAACATTACCACTACCTACACTAATTGTGAAAATATTACCATCGCCATACAATGGATATACATTTGACGATGTATCATCTCTTATGATTGCGTCAATAGATCTTATATTTAAAATGGGTACACCAGTTAGTGTTACATTTTTGATTGAATCTAAATCCATATTCCAATCCCCAATATTTATAACTTTAGTAAGTAGTTGAACCCCTACAGATTTAACCCTCATTGTAGCTAGATGTTCATCATCTATTGATCCATCAACATATTGATTTGAATCAACTGAATTTGCACCAGTTGCAGCAGCAAGCTTCGCTTGAAGTGTTGCTGGCGTAACCGCTCTATCTGCATCCGTTCCTGTGTTAACTTCTGTTTGGGTAGCAAGTTCAATCACTCCTACTCTTGTAGCCGTTGCAGTTCTACCTACCAAAGTAGAAGGGCTAACCGCTCTGTCTACGTCAGTACCAGCGTCCACCTCTGATTGTGTTGCCAACTCAATAACCCCTGCTCTCGTTAATGTCGCTGTTCTACCTGCTAAAGTAGCTGGACTAACTGCTCTGTCCGCATCTGTCCCTGTGTTAACTTCTGTTTGCGTTGCCAATTCAACCACCCCCGCACGTGAGGTTGTTGCTGTTCTACCTGCTAACTTTGCAGGAGTTACCGCCCTCGCATCATCCGTGCCTGTATTAGTCTCTGACTGTGTGGCTATCTCTATACTTCCCTTTTGACTTTCACTGGCAGCCGCTTTTCTAATGGCTGCTACTAAGGCATTATAAAACTGATATCCACTACTATCATTTTCAGGCTGGTTGTTAAATGTTACTCCAGCATCATCCATTAATTTTTCAAAAAACTGCATCATATCACCTAATAACAACTCGTTTACTGGTGTGCCTGTATTGTCTCCAGGATTATCTCTTACTCTTCCGTAAGGGAACGATCCCGCTGGTGCATCAACATTTGTTTTATTGCTTAATTTCCTTGCCATATCTATACAAAATTTACAAACAAATACGCTACGGTATGCAGCGGCTTTGTTCTTAATACTAACTGTCTAAATTCTAATTCTCTTCCTTCGTCTACTTCTGCTAATGTACCTATTGGGCTGCCTCCTATAAAAAATGTAAATCGTAAATTATCCCCCACATCAAAAACAGAATCCTTACCTGCGTAAATGTTGTTAGCAATAACCCCACTAAAGCTTCCTCCTAATTGAGCGTCCCCCAACTGAAATTCATTTAACTGGTTTTCATCTAGTCCTGCTCCTCCTCCTACCGTTATAGGTGACCTTGTTTCTAAGCCTCCACCCCCGTCATCAAATCGGTTTTCGTAAACATTTACAGCAAACCCAACGGCCTGCAATTGTCTTTCTAAAAACAAATAATGCTGTCTTGCCTTGACCGTTCCCGGATGGTTCATTTTGGATTTAATTGCCAGCTTTCTGTTTGCCAAACTTACGGAAAGATTTGTTATTAGCCCTAGCCTCCTTTCCCAAGACAATGCATCACTTAAATCAAAAGTGTCATTGTCGGGTATTGCACTATCCATCAATGACAACGAATCGGAATATGCTTTAGCTTCTGACACAGCTAATCCATTGGTAAGTTTCTCTAAAAATCCATTAGATGGCATTTTAAAAACTCTACCAGTTGGGTATAATTGCTTTGTAAGTGACTGTATTTTGGCTAAAACACTCATATATAATTTACGCTATTTAAGTGAGGTATATTCCCGTTTTCAAAAACAAAGCTTGTAAATCCTACAGAGTCTACATCAAAACCAACCTCATCAAAAACGCTCTTTGTTGCAGCGGTGAAAATGATGTTTATAATCTTGTTGATGTTTAATAAGTCGTTTCTTTCACTCAATACATCTGCACCCGATATAAAGGGTCTTACATTTTTAAGTTGAAGTTCTAAAGCGTTGAATATTTTAGTCTGTAATTCTGCTGTAACCCCGACAAAACCCGTGATATTAACGTCTATTTCTTTCACAGAAACAGCATAAAGATGGGTGTCAAAAACACCTAACGGCCTGCGCCCTCTTTCATTTGTTGGCTTAGTGGTGTCAGGATCATACTCAATCACATCGGAAACGTCATTTATCATTGCGGATGAAGGAGTTCCTTTTCCATCTGTGCTGTCTGCCTCGGTAGCCTCAATATAAATATCAATCTCGCCTGAAGCCCCACTGGTAGCATATGGGTAAACGGTTTTAACCCCTTGCACATCCGAAGCCCATATTTTATAATCCCCTGGAGACCCACCTTGTGGCTCTAATCTATAGGCTTCAATCGCTAAACTTCTATATAACTCAATGTCCTCTGCTGATAAAGGCTCGACACTCTCTGCACTCACTTCAACAGAACTATCAACGCTTGCAATAGGGGCTGTGGCCGTTAGTGTATCAGTTACTGACAATTTGCTTATTAGCCCACTTTCTAAAGCTCTAATTGTTATCGAATCAGGATTAGATACTAACGTAAAAGCTGTATCCAATACAAATAATTTACCGCTATTTACACTATCATCATCACTTTTGAATGTGGTGTTTGCTGGTATGGTTGCCCCGATAGTTCCAGTAACCGTTACATCATATTGTCCTGATGTTGCTGGTAATGGATCACGATTTAATTTTACCCTCCCAAATCTTTCTAATGTGCCTCCTTTCGATTCGGGGTCTGCCGTGTCTACGAATATGTTTTTTTGAACAGATGCAATTGCCAGATAAAATAACTTAATCTTTGCGGCCTGAACTCCAGCCAAAGCCCTGAGAAATACCTTCCCAAAAACAGGAATAGTAGAAGTATAGTTGGCTTCTAAGTCACCAACTATACTTGTGTATAGGTCATTTAATTTTGGTATAATAATCATACAAACGTGTCGTCAAATGTGTCGTCAAATACTCTTCCTAAAGTCGGTGCATTACCGATTTCTTCATCTATTAGTTGCCCTTGTGTTGCATCCCATATAAATACAAAATCTTTATTTTGGATGTTATCGGGCTGTTGTATGCCAATATTTATTAATAGCCTGTCGTCTGATTCTATTGAAACAGACACATCTAGTTCAGCAAAGGCTTTCATAAACTCTAAATCCTTTTTAACTGCGTTTTCAATTTGAACCCGACCGAAGCTGTTTAGCGCAACTTGGTGAAGGGTTCTTTCTGTAAGGGAGTTAAACTGTTGCACTGGTTCTTCACTCATAAATAGTTTATTCCCCCACCAATCAAAAGCCTGTGTGTTATCGGCACGGGTTACAGGCGTTGAATCATCAACGTTTCCTCCGAACATTGCCAAATAAGGCATGTTTTCAAACCCTTCGATAACTTGTAAATCTTTTTTGGTCTTTACTAAATCCCCTCCATTGCCAGTTTCTATCAGTTTTAAATCCATTAGAATCCGAAATTATATGAAGATGAGACCTTAACAGGGACTAAGTTATTATCACTATCTACAGTTGCCCTCCCTGTGTTGTCGTTGATTCCGATAGACACATTTTGCTGACTTCTAGTGATAGTTTCTTGCAAAGCGTTTTGTTTTCTTTCTTCTGGATTTAATAAAGGCGTTGGACTTGCTGGCCCCATTCCAGAACCAGAAGCATTTACATCCATTTCTGCACGGAAATTGGCTATTTTATTGGTCGCTTGTTTTGCCCAATCAAAGCCCGTGAATTGTGCTATCAATGACATTACCTGTTGTAACGGCATTAATATTGCATCTAAAATCGTTTTACCAATAGCCTTAAATCCCTCTAATATTCCGCCTGTTTTAAATGCCTGAGAAATC